GTGGTTTTGGATTTGAAGGGAAAAAGTCTTCCAATTTTCCCATAGTATATGAGGACACTGATAAACAAATTAGAGAACCCACCTCCAATCTTAAAGACAGAATAAAGACTATCTTGGAAACTTACGAAAAAGGTAAAAGTCATCATCCCATCTATACTGGATGTCTCAAGGATGAAGTCAGATCAATGAAAAAGTGTGTTTCCGGGGCTACTAGAATGTTTTACATTGGACCTATGGACTATCTTATAGTTGCTAGGATGTATCTTGCCCCAATCTTGACTCTCATGAGTGAACATAGTGATCTTTTTTGTACCTCTGTCGGAGTCAATATAGTGGAAAAGGCTGAGTCTTATGCTAAGAGGTTTGAAGGTTTAGATCAAATTTCTGGAGACTTCAAGGATTATGACTTTAATATTCCTGGAGACATACGACATTCTGTCAATACTCTCTTAATAGAACTATCTAAAGCTCTTGGATACAACGACCACGCGGTCAAGATCCTTACTGGAATTCTTTCTGACAATCTATACCCGCTCCTAGCTATAAACCTAGAGCTTTTTCAGACCGTTGGGGTTACTGTTTCTGGTATGTATGGAACTACTGAAATAAACTGTCACGTGACACGTTTTTCTTTCAAGTACATATTCTATAAGCTTTACCCTGAAGAGAATTTTGACGACTGTCTAGAGTTCATGTCCAATGGAGATGATTCAAAGGGTGGTATCAAAAAACATATTGGTTTCGATATGTTTGTCGTAGAAAAAACTTTTCTAGAAGAGATGAACATGGTCTATACTACTCCTTCCAAAACTGTTGTTACTCAACCATACTACAAAGAATCAGAAGTTGACTACCTCAAGAGAAAAATCGTCTATCGAGAAGATTTGGGACTTCACGTTCCTCAGCTTGATCCTGATTCTCTTCTTAAAATGGGTGCTTACTACATCCCTTCCAATTCTGTTTCTAAAGAGGTACAATTTTCCGGGACCTTACGTTCCTTTTGTATCGAAAATTTCCTTCATAGAGACAGAGATTCTTATGAGATGATGATTGGTAGACTTTTGTCTGAAGTTTTCCCACTTGCAGGCCTAGATGATCCTAACATCCTTCCAACTTATGATGATTGTAAGGACATTTGTTTTCCACATTTGGTAGATGAATTCACAATCACATAAAACCTTCTGAGCTGAGCATCTCCTTAAACTGCTAAGCAATTATCATTGCGGGATTTTGTGGGTTTCCAAAACAACCCACAGTTTTGAGCTGGACATCTCAAAAAACTGTCAAGTGACTATTTAGTCGCGGGATTTCGTGGGTTTCCTCAACAACCCACGGTAGAGAGACCCTACGGTCGCTTATGTCATCGTAGTTATCACAGTGAGGTCTTTCGCTGCTGTGCATTGTTTTCTGATTACGGTTCCTTCTTCCCTTGTCGCGCCTAGGACGTTGGAAACGCTTTGACAATGAAGTGGATTGGTATTTACCATCATTGAAACAAAAAG